TTCACCACTGTGTACGGTGAACAGTTCTCCGACAAGACCGAGCGCAAGGAAGCCGACATCGTTCGTGATCTGTGCCTGGCCATGGCAAAGAGCGTATCCAAGAAACTGGGTGCAGCCCTGTTCAACGCCGTTCGTAACGCCAGCGGTACAACCACCGCTTCCCTGTTCAACGGCTTTGCTACCATCGCCGCCGCTGAAATCACTGCCGGTAACATCGCCGCTGCCAAGGGTAACTACATGACCACCGCCGCCATCACCGCCAACAACGTGGGTGATATTCTGAAGAGCATCTACGACAATGCTTCCGAGGAACTTCAGGATGCCTCCAACCTGAAACTCTTCATCCCGAAGGCCGTGAAGAACCTGTACGATGACTGGTTCCTGGCACACTTCGGTGCAGTTAGCTACAATGCCGCCTATGGTCGTAAGTATCTCCATGGTACCGACGATAAGTGCGAAATCGTGGCACTGCCCGGCCTGAAGAACAGCCCGTACATCTACCTTTCCACCAAGGATAATATGCTTGTTGGTTGCGACCAGCTGGATGCTTCCGGTAAGGAGAAAGTTCTGGTACGTGTACCCGATAACCCGAAGGTGGTTCAGTTCTTCATGTGCTTCTTCTGGGGTGTTCAGTTCCAGATGATTGAGAAAGAATACCTCATGGTTGCCGCACCCGCTTCCGTGTCCCCGTCTGTAACCATCTCCGGTGATCAGCTGATTGACAACCTGGCCGCCACCGCCGGTTCCAACGTGCGCACCTATTCCACTTCTGACGGATCCGCTGTGACCGCTGAAGTTGTGACTGAAGGCGCTGACTGGCTGTCCGTGGCCGTAGCTTCCGGCAACAAGGTAACCTTCACCCGTACCGCCTATGCCCACGCCGAATCCGGTGACAACCCCCGTGTTGCAACCGTCCGTATCAGCGCCGGTGGCTCCCACATTGACGTCGTGGTGAAGCAGGCCATGGCCTCCGAATAGTTCCACCTAATTCAAGAAACGCCCTATGTACGCAAATCTTGACTTCAACATCGGTAGTGTCAATCCTTCGGGGATTGGCACCACCGTTTACCGTATCCGTAAGCGCTACATCAACGCCTGGCCCACCATCGTGGATGATCCGGACGCTGAAGGTGCTTCCGAAAGCGGTATGGCATCTTACGCCGGTAACTTTACCACCCAGTCTGGCAAATACTGGCAGAAGATCTATTCTACGCAGGGCAAGGGATCCATCACCAGTGAAACCACCGGTGAAACGGATTGCAAGATGTTTATCAACCACGGTAACTTCTCCTTCCCTGACCTCTCTCCCATAGCCCTTGGATTCGCAAAGGCTTCCGTGAATGACGATTTCGTGTATATCGCCAAGGCCGCCGGCCGCTACCACGTGATTGGTTCGCCCGACTACCGCAGCACCACCAGCGCAGCGCCCACTTCCGGTGACGCCGCCGGTTCTGCAAAGGGTATCACCTTCACCGTGGATTGCCCGGATGTAACCCCGCTGCCCATGTACGCCGGCACCATCGAACTGGAAGAAGGCACCCTTGACCTCTCTGACGGTTCCCTGACCCCGCGCAGCCAGAGCTAAAGCGTGATTCCCGAAATCCAATCCTATCTGCAACAGCCGAATCCGGATTTCAATTCCGGATTCGCGCTGTTTTGCAAATACAGCCCCAACCGGATTCTGATTGAATCCATCGGCCGCCGGCATGATCAGGGTATGTTACTGTATGAGCTGGAAAAGATATCCAATTCCGGCTTCTATTCACCCATTCCAGGGCCCACGCCCGTGCCAACAGTCCAGCTGATCCAGGCACAAGCGAAAGAGCCCGAACCGGCCCCGGCACCGGCCGCGAATAACACCGTGATAACGGTGGATCCGGCGCTGAAAAAGGCGCTATCCTTCCGGACCTACGATGACCGGCGAACCAGCCGCCGGGACCTCCCGCCGGACCTTCAGACGGAATATGATGCCAATTCGGAAGCTTACCGCCTCCGTCGTGGATTCCACGAAAAGATGAAGCTGGCCAAGACGGATAAGGACCGCGCATATTTCCGTTCCCAGATCCTGGAAACCCAGGAGGCCATCAACAAACGCTGGAAAAAGATTGACGATTATCTGGCAAAGGCCGCTGAAGAATCCCAGGAAAAGGCATTCAACGAAAAATCGGCCCGTGCCTACATCTCCAAGGCCCTGAAGGCCGATACCATCACAGATGCCCGCGCCGCCGGTGTAAGGGCCCGCGTGAAAGCCCTTCTGGACCATGGATGCAATATAACAGACGAAACCATCCAGGCCCTGAAAGCCCGGAATCTGGTGTAGGTAAGTTCGCAAAAACCAACTGTCCCAAGTGCCCGTCGTGAGATGGGTACTTTTGTTTTCAAATACAGCGCCTATGGCAAAGGACCCCAACAAAGATATCATTGATGCGTTTTCAAAAGCCCTCGAAAACCCGAAGTACAAACTGACCGATGCCGACCAGATCCGGCTTGACCGCCTGAAGGCCATCTTCACCCGCTGGAAATCGAATCCGCTGATCACTGAAACCCAGATGCGGGATTATATCATTACCCAGTTCGGAATCGGCCGTGTTCAGGCATACCGTGATATGGCCACGGTGAAGCTTCTGTTTGGCAGCGCTCCGAAGGCCGAAAAGGAATTCCAACGGATGCGTGCCAACCGCCTTCTGGAAGCCGCGCAGGCCGCCGCCCTGGCCGGTGATGACAAACAGGCCAAATCCCTTACAAAGATTGCAGAAGTGATTGTGAAAACCAACCAGCTGGACCAACCGGATGGCGAAGATTACCCGTGGGAAGAGATTGTTCCCCGCGATGAATCCTTCAGCGTGGATCCTGAAACCATCGGCATTGCAAAGGTTCCCAACATTGAAGAAAAGGTGAAGAAACTACTGGCCCAGTACACCAGCGAGATTGACGATGTGGATATCCAGGATGCCCAATGAGTGACGAAAAGAAAATAACCTACCTGAACCGTGCCCAACAGGAAGCGCTGGCCATTGCCGCAAATACCGAAGTGGATATCTGTTCCCGCCGTTTCGGTAAATCATTCGGCATTGTTTCCAGGCGTATCAAACGCAATGTTCAGTTCATGCCCGGCAGCACCGGCGCCTTCGTGGCTTCATCATTCAAACAGGCCCGCACCCGCACCCTTCCGGCCGCCCTTTCAGGGCTCCGTGAAGCCGGCTTCATTGAAGGTATCCATTACGTGATTGGTAAACGCCCGCCCAAAACGCTTGGATACGCACAGCCCATCATTCCGGTCCAGAACTACGAAGATGTGGTAAGCTTCTACAATGGTGCCCAGATGGTACTGATATCCCAGGACGTGAAAATGAGTTCCAATTCCCTTACCCTGGACTGGATCATCGGAGATGAAGCGAAAGGCCTGGATTATGACAAACTGAAGGATGAAACATTCCCGGCCAATGGTGGTACGATGCGATATTTCAGCGATTGTCCCTGGCATCATTCCATCCTGTTCGTGAGCGATATGCCGGTGTTGAAAAGCGGCCGATGGCTGTTGAATTACCGCGAAAAATCGGACCCGAAGGTGATAGATTACATCACCGGCCTTCTTTGGCAATGGCATGATGTGAATGACAACTGGCCTGAAGGCCCGAAGAAGAAAGCAAAGCTTACAGCAATTGAAGGCTACCTGGCCCGCCTCCGTAAGATTGCCGTTCTGTACCGTGAATGGTCCATCTTTGAAAACATTGACGTGGTTGGATTGCAGTACGTGAAACAGATGAAACGCGACCTTCCACCCCTTGTTTTTCAGACATCCATCCTATCCAAGCGCATTGAAAGGTTGCAGGATGGCTTTTATCCGAACTTCCGTGATAACATCCATACCTACATTGCCAACAACAACCAGCCCCTGGAAGAAGCCGGATACCATCCAGAACCCGGTACTGACTATGGCTGCCTTCTGGATGCAGACCTGGATCTGAAATCACCAATTGCCATTGCCTTCGACTACAACGCCAATATCAACTGGCTGGTTGCAGGCCAACGCAGCGGATCCACGCTGAAGGTATTGAAATCCTTCTACGTGAAGTATCAGCGCAAACTCCGTGAACTGGTGGATGACTTCTGCAATTACTACCGTGCCCACCTTACCAAAGAGGTGGTGTTCTACTACGATGCCACGGCCCTGGGCAGCAACTATGCCGTATCAGAGGATGACTTCAAAAGCGTGATCATCGAACAGTTCAATCTCCACGGGTGGAATGTGGAAGCTGTGTTCATAGGCAAGCCCCTACGACATGATCAGAAGTACAACATCATCAACGACGGCTTCCGTGGTGCCAAACACCTGTTGCCTATGTTCAACAAGGAAAACAATGAAGCCCTACTGGTTGCCATCTCTCTTGCAGAGGTGGACATCACACCACTGGGCTTCCATAAGAACAAAGGTGGCGAGAAGCTGGCCGAAAGTGAAGATGACCCCCTGGAATACCGTACAGATGGCACTGATGCCTTTGATACGCTGTACATCGGCAACGTCCTGTTCCCTTATTCATCCGGTGGTGATGGAATCGGATCCGCCGTTTAGCCCGGCGAAAGTGTCAAGGCATATTACGCAAATTGCCGTGCGGGTTGCCGGCCCGCCGGCAGGGCAGGGCACGGGGGTCGCGAAGCGTAATTCTTCCTTCCATAAAAAAAATGAAGGGGTATTCCGGACTGATAGTGAGATTTTTCCGTGTTTTCGGGAAGAAACAGCGCTAATGGAATACTGTCCCAAGTTCGGGATGCCGCCGGTTGTACTTTTGTTCCTGTAAAAAGAACCGCATGATAAGCGCCGCAAGAATTTTCGAGATAGCGAAGCTTCAGAAGGAGATATCGCTGAAGTGGGTGGCTGAAGATGGTGAAATCATCACCGTGGATCACGCCATTCCGACATCCTTTCACGGTGAAGGGGTGACGTTCAATATCAAGGTGCTGCCTTCAGGGGAAATCCGGAAGGTGAACCGGTTCACTGTTATCGAAATCAACGGTGAAGAAGTTGTACTATGACACAAGAAAAAGAAAATCCCATTGCCGGCATGGAAGTGCTGGAAGGCATTCACCTCTTTCCGGAGATGGAAGCAATCCTGGCCGTGGATACCGCAGGCCTGTTCAATCCGGATTACGACATTGAACCGCTTGTGGTAGGTCCCTATAAGGTGGCCCCATGGGGACCGGATAACTTGCTGCCGCAGCACGTCCGCAAAAAGGCTGAAGCAAACGACATCGTAAGCGCCAATCTGAATTTCACATCCAACGTGTGCTTTGGCCTGGGTCCCAAGCTGATCCGCGCCCTGGCATGGGAAAAGGGTAAGATGGTTGATTTTGAAGAGGTGACTTCCGGAAAGGAATTCGACTTCTTTGAAAGGAATGACATCCCCCTGTTCATGCAGCAGCAGCTGAACGACATGGTGGAATTCTGGAACGTGTGGTGCCGGATGGATTACGCGAAGGATGGGAACGATATCTATACCATTCGCCATCGTGAAGCCATGTTCAGCCGGTGGGAGATGCAGAACCGCCGTGGTGATATCAACTGGCACTACTACTGTGCCGGATGGGACCAGCAGCCCGGAACGGATAAGTATCCCATTATCGCTTCCAGGGTGATTGACGAATTCAACGCCGTGGAAGAACTGAAGATGTATGCTGCCTCCAAGAACCGGCCGAAGGGCTTCATCTTCAGCGCTTATATGCCGTCCCCCGGCCACGTCTATTACAGCCGGCCTTCCTGGTACTCCATCTTCAATTCCGGATGGTATGACCACAGCACGATGGTTCCGCAGCTGAAGAAAGCCATCCTGAAGAACCAGCTGGGTGTGAAGTACATCATCTATGTTTCACCGGATTACTTTGCCGATATCTTCAAGAAAGAAGGCATTCCGGAAACGGACCGCGTAAAGCGCCAGGAACGCATCAACAAGGAAAAGAACGCCATCATTGACTTCCTGACCGGCGCCGAGAATGCCAACAAGGGTATCATGACGCTGAAGAAGATGCTGCCTTCCGCCTCCGGTGGTGCCATCGAACAGAAGTGGATTGAAATCGTTCCCGTCCAGAACGATATGAAGGGTGGCGAATACATTGATGATACCGAATCCACCGCCAATATCATCTGTTACGCCATGGGTGTACACAGCGCCCTTATTGGTGCAACGCCCGGCAAGAACAGTAACGCCCTGGGTGGATCCAACGCCCGTGAACTGTACCTGATCAAACAGGCCATGATGAAACCCCTGGTGGACCGCTGTATGCGCTCCCTGAAGGTGGTGAAGGAATACAACAAGTGGGATAAGGATATCTTCATTTCCATCCCCGAATACATCTTCACCACGCTGGATCAGAACAAATCCGGCAAACAGGAATCCACTGAACAAAACGCCTAATGCCTTATGCTTGTATCCGGATACTCTGAAATGAAGCCGTTCCTTCCGGCCATCAATATGAAGGGTGCGCCCACGGTGTTCAATGACGCCCTGGATGTAGCACAGCAGACCCTGGTTGAATACATCATCGGCGCTGATCTGGAAGCGCAGCTGGAACGCCGCGACACTGAAGATGCAAAGCTTCTGAAGTTGTGCCAGCGCGTGATTGCCGTGGATGCCTTCCTGCATTCCATCCCGGAGATGGACCTGGTACTGACAGATGCCGGATTCGGTGTGATCTCCAATCAGGATGTAGCGCCGGCCTCCAAGGAAAGGATTGCCAATCTGACCGCCGGCCTGCAGGCCAAGCTGGATGAATCGCTGGACCGCCTGGTGGTGTACCTGATCCGCACCAGCGCATATTCAGACTGGAAAGGAACGGAACAGTTCACCCGCCTTTCCGACGGCCTGATTCTGACCTATGCCGATTTTAAGGATGTGGCCGTTCTGAACGCCATCACCGTGAAGAACTATCCCCAGACGTGGGGTGAATTCCTGAAGCTGAACGGTGCCTTTAATCTGGCCCTGGTGACGGATATCGCCGCCTACATCTCCCCGGACTATGCCGATGAAATCCTGGAAAAGATCCGTGACGGGGAACAGATGTGCCCGAACGAAAAGAAGCTGGTTCAGATGGTGAAGGTAGGCATCTGTTTCATCGCCCTGGGTGACCGCGACAACGGTGTGGCGCAGGCCGTCCGATGCGCTGCCTTCATGAAGGCCAACATCTCCGATTTCCCGACGTTCGCAGATTCTTCCGCAGCCAGGGCCATCACCCTGGAACATGAAGATAAACCCATTTTCTCAATGTTTTAACCCGACCCGACCATGAAGAAAGTTTTGAGATTCTTCCGCAACCTCTTTCACCCGGACAAACCCACGCGGGTGAATCTGGACTATCCGCTGCAGTGGGAAATGATGACCTATCAGCAGTTCCGTGATGTGTGCTACATTTTGGCACAACCCGGCATTTCCAGGAATGAAGCTTTGCTCCTTTGTCTGTGTAAGCTTACCGGTATGCGCCCGGCCAATATGAACAAATATGACCCGCGCAAGGTGAAAGGTAAGATGGCCTTCGTGATTGAAGGAAAGGAACATCTTATCAAGGCATCAGATATCGCCGCCGCCTGCTACGAACTGGCCTACATCTACGATACCATTGGATTGCCGCCGGAACCGTTCCCGAAGGTAGAAAGGATGGTTTACAACCTGAATTTTGGCCAGTTCTATACCGCTGATTCCATGATGATGAAAGCCGGCTCCGATAAGGAACACGCCAACTTCTATCTGAAGGAAGCTGCCAAGGCCATCACCAACGGAGCCAAGCGGAAACTGACCGACACAGACCGTGTGGCCCTTACCATCTGGTGGAATGGTGTGAAGCTGTTCCTGAAGGGGAAATATCCGTATGTGTTCCAGGATAGCGATTCCATTTCCATCGGAAAGACGCAGGCCGAAATCCTTCAGGATATTCTTTCCTGCATGAACGGTGACCGCCCGCAGGAAAACGAAAACATCCTGAAATCGAACGCCCACGATGTTCTCTTCACCCTGAACAAGATCTACCACGATGCTGTCGAAAAATCTCATAAGTAACGCCCTTATTGGCGTAGTGCCCGGATTCACCAGCGCTGATACCCAGGTTCTGGAAGCCCAGAGCCTGGATACCATCCTGGAACTCCTTACCAACCTTCGGACCGTGGAATTCCCGTGCGCCATTCTGGAAGGCCGTTCCAACGGTGCCATCCAGCTGGTGGAAGGCCCGGTGGACTTCTTCACGCAATCCGTGTGGATTATGGGCCAGTTCGGCCGTGGTGAAGATGAATCCGCCGTGTACACCGCCACCTATGCGCTGGCCACCCATTTTCTGGCCAAGCTGATAGCGATGCGGAATGCCGGCGAAGCGGCCCTGGAAGGATGGGATTGGAGAAGGACCCAGTACCTGAAGCGTTTTGGCGGCCAGAACGCCCGTGGATGGGAAATCGTCCTTTCCTTCACCGAGAATATTTCGCTGGAACTCCCGCCCGCGCCGCCGGCACCGGAGCCCACGCCGGAACCCACGCCGGAACCCGAACCTGACCCCAAGCCGGAAGAAACCGAAGATCCTGAATAATGGCAACGCGAAGCAAATTGGAGATGACCCGAATGTGGGCCGATATCGTCCTGGATAGGTGGAAATCCAGGATTGAATTCTACCATATTGGTGACACCGGCGATTTGCTTCGTTCCCTTCAGGCCCAGGTAGAAACCGACGCCAACGGGGACCCCAAGAAAGTGGTGTTCCTGTACCTGTATTACGGCCGCTTTGTGGACATGGGTGTTGGTGGCGATATCACCCTGGATGACGTGCCGGATCCGTCCGGCCACCGCCTTCCGAAGCCATGGTATTCCAAGGTATTCATCCGTGAGGTGGAAAAGCTTGGAAGCATGATGGCGGCCAAGTACGGATGGGATGCAGCTGAAGCCATCCAGGCATTCCGTGAAACAACCTTTGGAACCCGGCGCAATGATGAA